GTCATACGCTTGCCGCAGTGACGGCATTCCCGCCTGCGGACGAGCCTGCTGCCTGAAACGGGCCGGGTGTAGATCACCCGGAAATGCTTGCAGCCGCAGTGTCGGCATTCGATGCCGCGCTTGCTGTCGGCAGGGTTCCACTTCTTGCGCTCGGTGGTTTCGACCATCACCATCTCCTCCGCAGGTCTTCCTGCGTGTATCGCTTCCGCTCCCGGACGGGCAAGGCGTCGCCGGCAGTCCTGACCCCGCACATGCTGGCGGCCGCAGCGCAACCCACGAAACAGTCGAGCCAGTGGTTATCCGGCCGGGTGGGCAGCGGTGACCATTCCCGCACGGTGCCGTACGGGCCGGTGACCTCGACCCAGCGCTCCGAGCGGGCGACGTGCTCGGCCAACAGGCCGTGATCGGTCTTGGTAGTGCCGTAGATGCCGATGCAACCTCGGTCGGCCGGCGCTGCCGCCAAGCCGTCATGCACGAAGCTCTTCCAGAAATTCGTGTCGATCAGGACGTGCTGGAACTGGGCGGTCTTTCGCACGTTGGGCATGTACCAGTGGTCGCCGATGGTCTCGCCCGGCCGTTTGGTGTAGGCGGCGAAGGGCCTGCGGGTGGCGCGGATGCCCACGCCCTTGGAAAGCATCATCACCGACCCGCCGCATCGGCGCTTCACGTCGGCGACAATGCCGGGCTTATAGCCGCTGTCGACCAGCAGGCGGTCCAGGCGCATCAGGGCGCCGCCGCGCGACCACTCCTTTGCCAGATACTCCGTGACCAGCTTCTCCAGCCCGGCATGGATCGCGCCCTCCACGCCGTGGCCGGGGAACATGGCCGCCAGCGTGCCGGACGCGTCGTTCTTCGTGAAGAAGGATCGGTTCTGCTTGGGCAGCGTGCCGTATTCGACGACGTGGCCGCTGAAGTCTTCGGCCCATCCGCACACCATGTAATAGAGCAGCGGGTCGTGGATGTCGATGAACATGGTCAGCTTGGTGCAGGCGGCGGGGACTTCGCCCCTCTTGTGGCCGCTGACCTTCGCGAGCATCTGATCGACCGTCAACGCACTGTCGGCCGTCTGAACCAGCGTCGGCTCGTTCTGGTACTCGGTGGCGAATCCATCGGGCCCGGTCTTGAGACGCAGATTGAACGCGTGCTGGATGGCGGAAACTTCACCGGCCTTGGCGTCGAAGCGATCCGGCCAGCCCACCGACGCCCCACGATCCATTGCCCCACGACTGGTGACGTAGAAAGCGGTGGCCGCGTCCCTGCCCTTGGTGCGGCGGATTTCGGCGTACTTGTCCCACAGCGTGCTTTCGACCGGCCAGGCGTAGACCAGCTTGGTTCGCTCGCTGTCCCACTCCGGCGACTTGTCGCGGTCCAGCAGCGTGTCGGCCAGGTCGCCCTCGTACATCACCGTGCAGGTCAGCAGCGCCGAGATGCTCTCGCCGGGCCCGGCCAGGCCCATCACGTCGCCATGCACCAGGTTCAGACGCTTGCGGGTCTGGTCGGCGGACATGGCCGACTCGCGCGTCTGGGGATCGTCCAGCAGGACCAACGACGGACGGATGATGGAGCGATCCGGCCGGGTGTGCTGCTGGCCGCGCAAGTTGCTGTCCAGGCTGGTGGTCGTGATGATGCTGCCGGCCGATTGGGAGAATTCGATTCCATCATCGCGTAGCGCCTGCGGCAAATGCTCCCCCTCGATGGAGGGGAAAACCATCTTGTCCTGGCCCCAGTGGACGTGCGTCAGCTTGCCTTGAATGTGTTGCTGGAGCTGTCGCTTCGAGGAGTTCTCCAGGCAGCGGAGCGGATAGACCGCCTCGGGAAAGTCTTCCAGCAGCAGCGGTTCTTCAAGGACGAACGTGCGGATGGGCCTCAGCAGCTCACGGGCGTTATCCTGGCTTCCGGCGATCATGCAGATGAACGGGCGATAGCCGTAAAGGATGGCCCACAGGGCGGCGCACCGTGCCAGCGCCGTCTTGCCGCTGCCCCTGGGCATGGCGAACGCGAAGAGGCCGCCCTCGCGAACCGCCCGCTCGATCTTCCCGATGACGCGCAAATGGTCCTGCGACCACGGCCGCCAGAACGCGCCCGGGAAGTACGTCGTGCAGAAGAGCCTGAACGAATCGCCGGCCGCCTTGCGACGCTCGTAGTCGACGATCTCCGGGACGGGGAAGATGTCCTGCGCGGCCTTCGTCGCGGCGCGGTTGCGCTGGGCCTGCTTCTTCTTGGCCTCAAAGTAGTCGGCCTTGGGCGCCGGCGGGCGCTCCACCTCCTGGACGAGCCAGCGGACGTACCGCACCAGGTGGACGTGCGTGCCGTCCCCGAACTTCAGCGCCCCGGCGTCCATCTGCCGCCGCAGTCGCCCGCGCGTCAGCACCGCGCCCAGCGGCGTGGCGTTGACGATCTGGAGCAGCTCGCTCTGCGTCAGCCTGGTCAGATCAATCGCCATCCGGCTCCGTCCTTTCCGGAGTGCGCAGCGACGAGCCGCCGTCCTCCTGCTCCGCGCCGGCCAACAGCTCGTCGACCAGGGCTCTCAGCATCGCCCCGACCTTCAGGCCGTGCCGCCGCGCCAGCATGGTCAGGGCCTCGTACTGTTGATCCGTCAGCCGCAACGTTCGCACGCGCATGGGCGCGTGGTCCGCACGGGCACGTTTGACGATCTCTTCGATCTTCATTCCTGCTCTCCCGTCTCGCCCAGGCGTTTGTTGAGCCAGGCGGCGTACCGGATCAGGTTGAGCGTGCCGTCGTGGGCCGTCGGCACGCCGGCTCGGACATGCTTTTCGATTGTCCCGGCCGACACGCCCAGCGCGCGGGCCAGCTGCTCGACCGTCAGAGCGGCGGGGTTTACGGCCGTGCCATCGCCACCTGCGCCGGCCGGCATGTCTACGGGCGTAACAATCTTCGCGGATTTCGCGGCAGTGGTCATAAGTCTCTACCCCTTCGCAGCATGTGGCATGTCAGAATCTGCATGGAATTACGGGGGTTTGCGGCAATTGCCTTGGCATGTCCGCGATTCGACGGCCTGATGTGTTCATGAACATGCGACAGGAGAAAACGATGCGAAACGCCAAGAACAACACGATCAAGATCGCCAGGCGCGACACGAACATCGCGGCGATTACCGCCGAATGGCTCACCGCCCGGATGCGGAACGGTCGCCGCCGGATCGAAGTGCTCGGCTGGAAACGGCTGGCCGCGATCTACTACGCAAACAAGCCCGGCAGCGCCATCCGCAAGGCCATCAACGCCGAGGCCCGTCGATGCGGATACACGCCCAGCACCATCCTTGCCCTCAGCGCGGAGGAATGACCCATGCGCACCACGCGAATCGACGTCGAAGGCGACAGCGGCGCAACCGCCAGCATCCAGCGGAAGAGCGGCAACGCCCTGATCGAGGTGACCATCTCCACGCCGCGCTGCGGCCGGTTCGGAGTGCATAACCGCATCCGGCACCTGACCGTCAGCGCCACCGACCGCGACGAGCAGTTCAAGCTCGCCGAGGTCGTTCAGGAGACGCTCGACGGCTGCCGCGGCACCAACAGCATGATCCACGACTACTTCCGCCTGCTTGAGACGATGGCGGACTGAAACGGGAGAACGACCATGAACGAGCGACAGATGCAGAACGCGCTGGAAAGCCTGCTGACGAACCTGATCGACGCCCAGCGGCGCGGCCGCGATGAGATCGACATGCCCGACGGCATGGGCGAGATCGCCGAGGTCGATGATTTCGTGCAGGCCGGCGTCCTGACGCGGGACAAGGGCCTGATCATCCGGCTCGCCGACGGCAGCGAGTTCGACATCACCATCACCCAGAGCCGCTAGGAGAAAACCATGCAGAAGACCATGAACATCGACGGGCAGAAGATCACAGTGCGGGTTCGCAGGCGGCACAGCCGCGGCAACCCCGTCGGCTGGATCGCCAGGATCGGCAAGGCCACGTACTACTTCAACGTCCTCGACCCGCAGGAAGCGATGGACAAGGCCGTGGCCAGGTATCGCGCCGCAATCGG